GTCCTCGGCCAGCGCACCGGCGTCGAGATCGGTCAGAGCGAGCAGTTCGCTTTCGACGAAGACGTGCTGACCATCAAGGCCCGGACCCGCTACGACATCAAGGTCCACGAGCCCGGCACCGTGTCGGTCGTCGGCGCCTACGTCGGTCTCCAGACCGCCGCCTCCTGATACTTCATTGCCGAGCCGGCCGTGGGTGTTGAGCCATCAGCACCCACGGCCACTTTGCAATTCTGGCCCGTTAATTCCAAAGCTCACCCGCCTCGTTGCAGGAAACTCCTATGGCCACCAAAGCGGTCCGCGTCAAGTTCCTCCGTCCCGTCGAGGGGTGGGGTTACGAGGTGGGCGAGACCTACCCGTTCGAGCCCGAGTTTGCACGCCAGTTCGGCGACGCGATTGAGTGGATCGATCCGGACCCAGCGACCGTCGCAGCAGTGCCGGCCGGACGGGCTGAGTACGACGACAGCGAAATGGTCGAGCGACTCAACAAGACCCTCATCGAGATCCGTGGCCAACTGCGTGACACGGAGAACGCGCTGCTCGGCGCCCGTGCCCGCGTCGCCGAGCTTGAGGCCACGGTCGCCGCTTACGCTGCCGGCCAGTCGCCGGTGGCTCCCGTCGCTCCGGTTGTCGAGGCCGCCCCGGCCCCTGTGGTCGATGCCCCGGTCACCGAAGCCCCTGTCGTTGACGCACCGGCCCCGGTCGTCGATACGCCCGCCCCGGTAGAGGCGCCGACGACCAAGGTCGATGCCCCGCCCGTTGCTCCCGCTCCGGTCGCAGCAGCCCCCGCCGCTCCGGCGACTCCCGCCGCTTCGAAGACATGGCGTGACACGCCGACCGTTGCTCTCGGCATCCCGTCCTCATTGAAGACGATCCTCCGCAACGGCGGCTTCGATACGGCCGGCAAGATCAGCGACGGCCTCGAAGACGGCACGCTGCTGCTCTTGGAAGGGATCGGCGAAGCCAAGGCCAATCAGCTCCGCGAGCACATCGCCTCGCTGGCGAAGTAGCGAAGAGGCTAGAGGACAGATGCTAGAGGCTAGGGAACGCTTAGGCGGGCCCTAGCCTCTTCCCTTAACCACAGCGGTCGAGATCGATGACGCCGACTTGCGAGCGAACTGCCGAGCCCGCCACGGCCCTCCTCACCATCGAGGACGCGCGGCGGCACTGCCTGGCGATCGACGACGAGGACGGCTACCTCGCCGACCTGATCGCCGCCGCTCAGGAAGAGATCGAGGTCAGCGTGCGGCGGGCCCTCACACGACAGACCCTGCGGGCCGTCTTCGAGGGCTTCCCGAGCTGCTCAGGCCCCAACTCAGCAGCGCAGCCGCTCTACTTGCCCCGGCCTCCGCTGGTGAGCCTTCAGAGCCTCACCTACACGGCCGCCGATGGCTCACCCGCGGAGATCGACGTCGAGGATCTCTACGTCAACACGGCAAGCACGCCCGGCGCGGTCCTGCCGCTCACGGCATGGCCCTCTGCGCTCGCAGGACGCCCCGTGGTCGCCCTTTACACGGCGGGCTATGAAACCCCGCCCGCACGCGCCAAGCACGCCTGCCGGCTTCTGGTGGGCCACTGGTACCTGATGCGCGAAGCGGTCGCCGTTGGTGGCGACCCGAAGCCCGTACCGGCCGGCTTCATGCGATTGATCGCCGGTCTCAAGTGGGGGGATTATTCATGAGCGCCGTCTTCACGCTGATTAATCAACCTTGCAAAGAGCTAGTGGACTACGCGTTCCACTGTCCGGGATGCAAGTGCTGCCACTACGTGAGAGTCGCGGGAATGCCGTCGCCGTGGCAGTGGAATGGTGACCTGATCAAGCCGACCGTGTCGCCGTCGATCCTGGTGAAGAGCGATTTCCAAGGCGACCGGCCTTCGAAGATCTGTCACTCGTTCATCCGCGACGGCCAGATCCAGTTCCTCGGCGACTGCACTCACCAACTCGCCGGCCAAACCGTCCCGCTTGAGCCGATATGAGCCTACCTGCCGGTCTCCTCCGCCAACGCGTTGACGTGCTCGAGCCCAAAGGGGGCGCGGACGCTGCCGGCCAACCGCTCGACAAGTGGCAAGCCGTCGCCAAGCGGGTCCCCTGCGAGGTGATCTACACCGGCGGCAGCGAATCAACCCGCAACCGCCAGGTCACGCCGACCAGCACGCATACGGTCCGCATGCGCTACCGGGCCGTTACTCCGCTCAACCGCCTCTTGTGGGGCGATGTGCTCTTGGAGATCGAGAGCGTCGGCGACCCGACGGGGCTGCGGCGCGAGCTGATCGCTGTATGCCGATCGGTGCAGTAGCGGCCAGGGCGCGGCGAATCTCTTCGCATGGCCATCGCGAAGCGTGGAAACTACTACCGCGGCTACCGCACCCGGGGCGGCCGCATCCCCTCGCCGTCGGTCCCGCGATCGGCGCCGGCGATCACGCCCGGCATGTCGCTGGAGGGGGCGGACGAGCTACTCCAGACGCTCGACGCGATCATCGCCGACGAGGGGCCTAAAAGCCTCAACGCCGCGCTGCGAAGGGCCACTCGTCGCGCGGCCCGCGACCTGATCATGCCACAGGTGAAGGACGCTGTCCCCGAGGACAGCGGGTTCTTGCGCGACAACATCAAGACCCGCGCGATGAAGAAGGCAAAGGGCAAGATCGGTCACACGGTCGGATTCCCGGATCCGCTCTTCCGCGGGGACACGTTCTACGGTGGCTTCCTCGAGTTCGGCTTTAAGCACCGGCGCGGCGTTGGCGTGCCCGCGGACAAGTTCCTCCGGCGAACGCTCTACGAGAACGAGGACGGCGTCCAGCTCATGGTGCAGGGCGATCTCTGGAAGTGGATCCGCGAGCGGAACGGCGAGTCGCTCGGCTAACCCTCGGAAGGAACGATGCAAGGCGACCTCAGCACTGCACTACGCACGAAGCTGCTCGACGATGCTGCGCTCGTCGCCTTGCTTGCCGACGGCAGCAGCGTCTACCCCGACGCGGTCCCCGAGAACAAGGCGTTCCCAGCGATCGCTTACGAGGTGATGAGCGACCGGCGCGAGGACACGCTCGATGGCGGCTCACAACTCCGCACGGCGCGTGTGCAGTACGACTGCCACGCCGACGACCGCCTCACCGCGGATGCAATCGGCCGGCACGTCGAAAGAATCCTCGGCGGTTCGGTGCTCGCGGGGGTGCGTCTGGCTGAGACGCGCGACGCGACGAGCCAACTGGTCGAGATCGAGGACGCGACGGCGGACAACAGCTACGCCCGCCGCGATCCCCCCCGACCCGGCAGCGACGCCTGGACCTACCGCCGCGTCGTTGATTTTGAGGTCTGGTACTTACACGACGCTGTCCCCGCAGAGTGAACCACTATGGCGGCCAAGAAGACCGGGCAGAAGTCGGCGGTGACCTTCGCGACGGGCCCCACCACCCTCGTCGTGACGAGCATCACCGAGCCCGACTACGACGGCGACAGCTTCGAGTCGCCGACGCTGGCCCTCGACCCACGGGCCTGCATGCCGGTGGAGCCGACGGACCTTGTCACGCCGGGCATGATCGAGATCGAGTTCGAAGCGGACGAGGCTCTCGTCGTCGGGACGTGGATCTTGCTCAAGCAGACCGTGACTATCACCTTCCCGCCGCCGCCAAGCCTCACCAACGGCGCTACCAAGGTCTTTGCGAACGCCTTCATCAAGAGCTACAAGCCCGGCGCGCTGCAGACCAACGGTCGCCGGCTCTCGACGATCAGCGTGCAGGTCGCCGGCTTCCCGACGCTGACCGCCGCGACCTGACGAGTAGCTGGTTGCCGCTTGCGACGCGTCTGCCCCTAGCCTCTAGCATCGAACCTCTAGCCTCTCGCGCAGCGCCATGAGCCAAGCCGTCGTCAGCCAGGTCACCGTCACGCACCACGCGGTCGATATGTTCGGGATCTTCCTGGGCAAGCGTCGCATCGGCTACGTGCGCCGCTACCAGCCCGACGGCCCGGCGCCGATCAGCTGGCTCCCGACGGCGGTCGGCGGCATCGACCTCGACGTGACCACGCGGATCGCAATCGTCGAGAAGGTCCGCACCGAAATGGCGGCCGAGTGGGACCGCTACAGCGCTGAGTTGAAGAAGCTCCACGACCTTGAGAACGGCGTCATCACGCCCGATTCGCCGGCGGAGGACGCCAGGCTCGAAGCCGAAGACCTGAGCGGAGTCGATTCACTCGACACCGCCAACTAGCAGAAGCATCGCGGCGAAACGCTGCGACATCCCGGGGGAACCACTTTGAACGTCAGCGAAATGAAGGCCGCTCTCTTTGCGGCCGAGGACATCAAGACCGAGAAGGTCGAGACGCCCGAGTGGGCCCCCAATCTCCCCTGCGTCTGGGTGCGTCCCCTCACCGCCGACCAGCTCTCTCAGCTAGGCGCCCTCGAAGACTCCTCGAAGGAGCTCACCACCGGCGCGGCGATGGGGATGGTCACCGAAGAGGGCACGCCGCTCGCGTTTGATGCGGCCGAGCTGTCGCTGCTCGGCGAAAAGCACGGCGGCGTCATCAAGCGGATCTACGACGCCACGATGATCGCCACCGGCTTCAAAGGCGACCCCGCAAAAAACTCGCGCGGAACCACTGGCGACGCTGGTGGTTGAAGCTCTCGCTGCACTACCGGATCGTGCCGCGAGAGCTGAGCAAGGTCCTTAGCGTCGCCGAGGCGATCGAGCTGCAAGTCTTCGCCAAGCACGAGACGCTGGACCCGGTGAGCTGGGAGCAAACCGCCCATCTAATCCGCACGATCCTGGCGGGCATCCCCCACGAAGAAGGCGCTATTATGCCGGACGTGGATGAGCTGATGCCGACGATCCCCTGGGATGAGGACTAGCGCGATGGCGATCGGCACACTAACCGTAGGCGTCGCCGCCAACGCCTCGAAGGGCATCGCCTCGCTCCGTGGATTCCGCAAGGAAGTGAAGGGCGTCAAGGCCGATACGACGATCGCGTCGACTTCGGTAAAAGGCCTGACCTCCGCCTTGACGCGAGTGGCAGGCCCGCTTGCCGCAGCGGCCGCTGGCTACATGAGCGCGCGGGCGTTCCTGACGATCGCGGGCGACCTCGACGCGGTCGGCGAGCAGAGCGAACGGCTCGGCGTCACCGGCCAGCATCTACTCGAATTGCGGCACGCGGCCAAGATGACCGGTGTCGAGACCGAGCTGCTCGACAAGAGCGTCGGCCGTCTCAACCTCAACATCGCCAAAGCAGCAACGGGGACGGGCGCCGGCGTGAAGGCGCTCAGTGAGCTGGGCGTCACGGTGAAGGACCTGAACGCCCAGACCCCGGATGAGCAGTTCCGCACGATCGCCGACGCCTTGCAGAGCGTCGCGTCACAGAGCGACAAGGCGCGAATCGCAACGGCGCTGTTCGGCAAGGAAGGCCGCACCCTACTTCCGACGCTCGACCTGGGCGCGGCGGGGCTGAGCAAGATGGCGGCCGAGCAGCGGGCCTTGATGGGCACGGTGAGCGATGCAGAGATTGCCCAGGTCGCAAAGTTCAACGACGAGATGGACCGGCTCAGCGCCCAGCTAGGCGGCATTGGTCGCGAGCTGGTCATCGACATTGCCCCGGCCGCCACCGATGCGATCGGTGCTCTGCGTGACGCGATGAACTGGGCTAAGGGCAAGGACACCAAAGGCCGCGACGCGACGAACGCGGGCCAACTGACCTTCGAAGAGCAGGCCGCGCAGAACATGCGAGAGGCCCGCAACAAGAGCCGAATCGCGTGGGAGACCTCGAAGGACCCGAACGTGATCGCCCAGCGGGCCGCCCACAACATGGCCCGCCGCGAGAAGTTGCAGTACGGGCAGGCGTTCAACGACAACACGGTCGGCGCCGCCAGCAAGGCGATCGGCGCCGGAGCGAAGGGCTTCCTCGACCTGGCGGGCCAACTCAAGACGCAAGCGGCCGAGCTGCGTAAGACGACGCTAGGCCGCTCGGCGAGGGGCCTCAACCCGCTCACGGGACTGGCGCCGATCCAGATGAGCGACGCCCGCCGCGAGTACATGGCGGGGCGTGGATCACGCCCCGGCAGCGATCGCATCGGCCCTGTCTCAGACCGCATCAACAACCTCGTGGACGCGGGCGGCAGTGATGGCTACATGGCCCTGCGAGCGAACCAGCGGACGGCGCGGCTCAACCCAGCGGACAAGTCAGCGCCGAAGATCGAGACCAACACGAAGAAGAGCGCGGACACGCTCGTGCAAATGTTCGACTGGTTCAAGAAGGGACCGAAGCCCGTCGAGGCATGATGAAGCCACCGCGCCGGCGACAAGATCGCCGCCTATGGCAGTCGTCTCTTGCAAGCTGATGACCGACGGGCGGGACCTCGACGTGGCCGAGGATCTGGCGCTGACGTACGGCCTCAAGTACGAGGTGCGGACCGACAACCCCAACGACGACTCTCGCGAGGTCCTTGACGGGTATCTCACTGCGGGCCCCGACCCGGGCCCCAACTGGATGGCGCCCTACATCCGCTCTAACGGCACGCCCGACTACAGCAGCATCGCTCGCGGCTTCAACGTCGTGCAGCCCCGCAGCGACACGCCGACGCTGTGGCATGTGACGGTCCGGTTCACGCCTCTCCCTCGCGGCGCCGATCCGACATTCACGCTCGGCTCGCCGCTCTTGCCGCCGGCGATCGTTGGGCTCCCCGGCACTTACGCGTGGAGCCCGCCCTCGCTGAGCCCGGGCGGCTTCCACCCGGTGCGCGAGCCGGCCCAGTACTGGATCGACCAGCGAACGGTGACGCGTATCGTCGAGGCCGACCGCGACGGCGATCCGATCGTCAACTCGGCGGGCCAGCCCTTCGACGAGCCGATCGAGGAAGAACGCGAGCTGGAGGTCTACGTCTTCAACTTCAACGTGGCCAGCGCCACGGCGACGCGCGAGCTGAACCGCAACTTCGCCAACCGACTCAACGACGACACCTACCTGGGCTACGCTGCCGAGCACCTCCTCTGCGGCCCCTTCCGGCAGGGCAAGCGGCAGATCGCCGGTGGCTTCGCCTACTGGACCGTCGAGGTCCGGCTCTTCGCCAACGATAAGCCGTGGCGCCGCGAGTTCGTCAACCGCGGCTTCATGCACTACCGCAAGGGCCATTTGGCGGTTCCCGAGGCCCTTTGCGTCGCTACCGACACGATCGCCGACGCCTCCGGCGCAGAGACGGGCCGCACGGCATGCAGCGAGCCGGTGCTGCTGACCGACGGCACCGAGGCCAGCTCTCCTGGCGCGGGCTATCGCCTCAGCGATTACTACCCATCGGCTATCGGCAACGTGCGGAAGTTCGCGACGCAGCTCACGGCGGACTTCGACACGCTTCCCTTCACGGGAGCGATCCCCGCCTGATGAGTCGCTTCCCGCAATTCGGCCCGACGACGCAGAGCGACATCGTCGACATGGTGCGCGAGTGGCGCGGCTCCTCGAAGAAGTCGCCAAGGCGGGGCAAGCGGGGCTATGGGCCCAAAGGCGTCGCCACGCTCGGCGGCGTCCTCACCGGCCGCGTCTCCACCTCGACAGCTGCGGTGATCACCGAGGGCGGCGACATCACCGTCCCCGGCGAGCTCGAAGCTTGGCAAGCGATCCGCCGCAACAGCGTCGGCCCCTTCGATGAGGCCGAGGGGTACGTCGTCGGCAACTTCGTGCTGATCTCTGCCGACCCGTACGACGAGGCCGAGAGCTACAGCATTGGCGACTGGTCCTCGCACTCAGGAAGCGTCTACAAGGCCAACACGGCCACGACAGGCACGCGCAACGCAGGTCACTGGACCCTCGTCGATACGATCGGCATCAAGCGGGCCAACACGACCGTCACGGCCAGCGCCTACGACGGCGCCGAGTGGGACGACGTCCCCGACGACGCGGACTACCTGATCGACCGCAACCAAGCGACAGTGACGCTGCCGCATCAAGAGACCGAAGTGATCGCCGAGGGCGTGCTGGTGAAGTGGATCGGCGGCGAGATCGTGTGGATGAGCTGCAGCGCGCCTACCGAGTGGGCCTGACGACTAAGGAGTTGGCGACGATGGGGGACCGGGGGAGCAACTGCTGCTGTGCGTTACCGCCTGGCCCGTGGTTCGACCTGCTCGTCTTCACGGCCGGCCCAACCGCCGGCAATCGCAGCGGCTATTTCGGCGGCCCCGCGGGCGTGCTCACCGGTCTCCGCAAGCTGGGCTCGACAACCGTCCCCT